GCTCCATCTTCAGGCGGAGTCACAATCGATGGCTACCAGCCTTCTCCTTACCGCATGGGCAATACCCTTCTAGCGCGTGTTCGTGGATTACTTGCACCTTATCTTGATCCGAGATCGATGGTGGGCTAATGGCCGCCATATCAACACTCCGCGCAGGAATCGCCGCAGCTCTTACCGATAACACAAAGTATTCAGTATTCTCATTTCCACCTGCAACACCTATCGCCAATAGCGTCATAATCGCACCTGCTGACCCTTACATCTCACCATCTAACGGCTGGCATTCAACTATTTCGCCTATGGCCAATTTCGTAATTTCCGTCATGGTTCCTTTGCTCGATAATGAAGGCAACCTTAACGGGATGGAAGATAACATCGTCCGGGTTTTCAACCTGCTCGCTGCATCTGCCTACACCTACAACGTGACAGAAGTATCGGCTCCAGCCGTACTCAATGCCGCGTCTGGTGATCTATTAACCTGCAATATCAATATCTCAGTCCTAACGAGTTGGAGCTAACATGTCCGAGTGGGAAAAAGAGCAAGAAGCCTTCCTGATCAAGATCGGGCAGGCAGCACCATCAGCACCAAAACCATCTACTAAGAAAGACGAGGAATAACCTAAATGGCTGTATTTCTAAATAACAAGGTCGGCGTAAAGGTAAACTCTGTCGATCTTTCAGACCACGTTACCGCAGTAACACTTAACCGATCATTCGATGAGCTAGAAGTAACTGCAATGGGCGATGGCGGACACAAGTTCGTTAAAGGCCTTGAGGCATCATCTGTCACAATCGATTTCCTCAACGACACCGCATCAGCGAACGTCCTTGCAACCCTTCAAGCTGCATGGGGAACCAACGTCACAGTTGTTCTACTCCAGGAAAAGGGAACCGCAGTATCTGCGACTAACCCTCTTTACACAATGACTTGCTTGATCAACGGCACAACTGATATCAACGGCGCAGTCGGCGATCTCGGTACTCAATCATTGACATTCAACGTCTCTGGTACAGTAGCAGTTGCCACAACAGGCACATTCTAAGAAACTAAACAAAGGGGCACAGCATGGCAAAGTTAATAGTCACAATGGCAGACAACAGCGTTACCGAGATCGAGATCACACCTCGATTGGAGTACGCGTTCGAGCTATATGCTAAAAAGGGATTTCACAAAGCGTTCCGCGATGATGAGAAGCAATCAGATGTCTATTGGCTTGCATGGGAAGGCCTTCGACTAAGTGGAGTCACAGTCAAGCCATTCGGCGCAGACTTTCTCGAAACTCTCAAGAGTGTAGAGGTTGCTGAGTCTGACCCTTTGGCCTAGGCAGGGATAGCATCCACTATCTCATCGCTCGATTGAGCATTGAGACGGCTATCCCTCCACAATCTTTAATCGATTTAGATTCATCGATGCTTCAGATGCTACTTAAAGCGCTGAAGGATAGAGCAAAGGAGCAGGCAGATGCCTACAGAGCTAAAAGGCGCTAGTGCGCTTCGCAAGGCTCTTAAGCAATTCTCGCCTGATCTGGATAAAGAGACTCGTGATGAGATGGTCGGATTCCTTAAGCCGATCGTAAAAAAGGCCAGAGGATTCCTGCCATCTAATTCAGAGGCTCCATCTGGATTCGTAAAGCATGAAGTAAAGACTGCAAAGTTCCCGATGTACGATGCCGCCGAGGCTCGTCGAGGGATTGGATACAAGCTCACGCCTACTAAGCCTAATCGCCAGGGATGGGTGCAGTCAGTATCGATTCACAACAAGACTGCAGCAGGTGCGATCGTTGAGACCGCCGGACGCAAGTCTGGAATGACTGGCAACTTCTCACCAAGATTCCAAGGTTCATTCGCAGGCCGTAACAAGATGCAAGGCCGTGCAATGTTTAAGGCATACGATCAGGATCAAGGTAAGGCCAAGGTCGGAGTAATCCGAGCCCTAGAAACGGCCGCCGCAAAGTTTAACGCGAAAGGCAACAACAATGGCTGAGCTACGGATTCCGATTGTCGTCGAGAATAAAGGCAAGAAGGCATTTAGCGACACGAGTAAGAGTGTCAGCGCACTAGACAACAACGTTAAGAAGTTAGGCAAAAGCCTTGCAGCCGTATTTGGAGCCCAGCAACTTCTCAAATTCACTAAGAACGCAGCGAGCGCATTTATTGAGGATCAACGCGAGGCAACTCGCCTTGCAATTGCAGTTAAGAATTTAGGATTGGCTTTCGAGGCTCCAGCCATCGAAGACTATATTCAGAAGTTATCTCGTTTATCTGGCGTTACCGATTCCCAGCTTCGTCCATCGATGCAAGCACTATTGCAGATCACGGGCTCAGTCACGGAATCCCAAAAGATTCTTAACCAGGCTCTTGATGTTGCAGCCGCCACCGGCATCGATGTCGCTACCGTGGCAACCGATATTGGACGAGCCTACACAGGCAACACACGAGGTTTAAGAAAATATAACTTAGGTTTAACTCAAGCGGAATTAACTACTTCAAGTTATGTAGATGTTCAGGCTCGGCTTAACACTTTATTTGGTGGAGCCAATGCCACTCAGTTACAGACCTACGCAGGCCAGATGTCTCTGCTTACCGTTGCCGCAGGCGAGGCCAGCGAGACTATTGGCAAGGGCTTAATTGATGCCATGATCACCTTGACAGAATCCAAAGATGTTACAGATTTTGTCAATAAAATCGACTCAGTAGCTCAAAGCATTTCCAATGCGATCGGCTCGGTTTCTCGCTTTATCCAAGTCATTAAGTTACTGCCATCTTCCACAGGCCGTAACGATCCACGAGTCGCCGCCATCTTTGATCCTGCCCGTAATGCTCAACCTTTAACAAGCACAAATGTCCTAGGCATAAGCACTTTGCAGAAGCAAGAAGCCCAACGGAAAAAGGTTGAAGCCGATGCTTTCAAGCGCGCCAAAGAATTGTTAGCAGTACAGAAGAAGAACCTAGATACTCAGAAGAAGCAGAATGCTCTTAACAAGGCATCTAAGACACTCAATCTAGAAGCGATTAGCATCGAGGCAGCTCTTAAAGGTCAGATCAGCGAGACTGATCGCCTGTCGCTATTGCTACAAAAGTCGATCCTTGAAGGCAATGCATCCCTAGCCACACAATTATCTGATCAGTTACAAGCTGCGACTGAGCGCCAGAACCAACTTCGTCAATTATTATTGACAACCCCAGAGGCTCCGAACCCTTATCGCAACTGGACACTACCGACAGATTTACTCAATTACACGGCGTCATCTTTGGGCGTATCCGTAGCACAGTTGCAGACCGCCCCGGTGGCTCCATCATCGACCTTCTCAGACGCTCAAATGGAATTAATGGCAGCAGTCAATTCATTCCAGAGCGCTAACCAAGCGGCAGTTAATGTCGAGGTTTACCTCGATGGCGACGTAGTAACTGGAGCAATTACTCAGAAGCAAGTAAACGATTCACTATCTGGCACATTCGCATCAACTAACCGCTTCGGCGCTAAAGGCGCTATTGCACTATGAGTCTTCCTGCCACTATTTCGGTTTCGTTCGACTTTAGCCAGGGGGCTACATTCGGCTATCCGTTTACTATTGGCGACCCTATCAACGGCGTTATCGGCGTATCACAGTTCGCATCGACAGAAGTGCCCGATCCAGTAGTCGATCTCAGTAGTGTTACTCGATCGATCAAGATCAGTCGTGGCCGTAACATCATGCGTGACACTTACGAGGCTGGCAACTGCACAGTTCGAGTCTTAGATCCTGACTCTTACTTCAACCCTCAGAATACATCTAGTCCCTATTTTGGCTACCTGACTCCACTTCGTAAGATTCGTGTAGCCGCTACGACTGCCACGACTCAGCATTTTCTATTTTCAGGCTACGTTGATTCCTATAAATATTATTATCCAACAGGCCAAGAAATCGGCTATGTCGATATCGTCTGCTCAGATGCCTTCCGCCTGTTTCAGATGGCTAACGTTTCAACAGTAACCGATGCACCCGCAGGCCAGACAACTGGCACACGCATCACCAAGATTCTAGATCAAGTCTCATTCCCTACATCGATGAGAATTACTGACACAGGATCAACGACAGTCCAAGCAGATCCGGGGACATCTCGATCATCCCTAGCAGCTCTTAAGGCGGCAGAGTTCGCAGAGCAAGGCGCATTCTTTATCCGTACAGACGGAACGGCTGAGTTTAAGGATCGCAACGATGTTGTTGGTTCCCTAGCAGCAGCGCCTATTGAGTTCAATCAGACTACAGGGATTCCTTATTCAGACCTTCGCTACGCCTTCGATGACAAGCTCATCATCAATCAGGCCAGCATGACTCGAATTGGTGGCACGGCTCAGGTGGCCACAGATGCCACTTCATCGGCTAAGTATTTCCCTCATGGCACGACAGTTACAGACATGATTCCTCAGACAGATGCTCAAGTCTTAGATATCGCCAAGATTTATGTAGCGACTAGAGCTGAGACAACGATCCGCATCGATGCCATGACCGTCGATCTACTCGATACAGATGTGCCAACTGACACAATGATCGGCCTTGATTACTTTGATAACGTAAAGATCACCAACGTCCAGCCTGACGGCTCGACAATCGTTAAAACCTTGCAGGTGCAGGGCTTGGCGTGGGATATAACCCCTAATAGTATGAAATGCACAGTAACAACACTCGAGCCTATAGTTGAAGGATTCATTGTAGGATCATCGACTTACGGTATAATCGGACAATCCATAATGGGATACTAGGAGACAAATCATGGCAACAGGCTTTCCAGCAGCAACAGGCGACATCTTTACCGCCGCGGACTATAACGGGCTAGTCTCCTATGAGGTCAAAACTGCTCAGACCGCAGACTATACTGCCGTTTCAGCAGATCAATATCAGGTGCTAGTGCCAATGAACAAGGCTACGGCCATCGCCTTTAATATTCCTACAAATGCGTCAGTAGCCTTCCCAATCGGTACTGTCATTACAATTCTCAATATTGGTGCTGGACTTTGCACAATAAAGGCAGTTACGTCTGGCACAACTACAGTTTTATCAGCAGGCGCAACGGCTGCTCAACCTACTCTTTCTCAATATCGCAGCGCAGCTTGTATTAAGACGGGCACAGATACTTGGTACATCGTCGGAGCTGTTGGGTAATGCTCAACAATACAGTTGGAATTATTGGGTTCATGCCCACTACTTTCACTACCAATTTTTTGGTTATTGCCGGTGGTGGTGGTGCCTATGTGGGGGGCGCAGGCGCAGGTGGTTATCGAAACTCTGTTTCTGGCGAATTATCTGGAGGAAGTTCTTCTGCAGAATCACCTTTAATTTTAAGCCTTAACACCAATTACACAGTTACAGTCGGTGCAGGTGGAACAGGATCGATGTCTACTCCTACAAATGGAGCAGATTCAGTATTCAGTACCATTACTTCAATCGGCGGTGGACGAGGTGGCAACGTCTCACCTCCTGCTGGTGGAGGATCTGGCGCAGGTGCTAACAGTTCAGGTGGTACTGGAGCTAACGGAACAACTAACCAAGGCACTAAGGGCGGTAATGGTGCAACATCTGGTGGTTTTAACTTTGCAGGTGGCGGCGGTGGCGCAGGGGCGGCTGGTTCTAATGCAACTACTACTGTCGGAGGAAATGGTGGCGCTGGTTTATCTTCTTCAATAACTGGTTCAGCCGTATCTCGCGCAGGGGGCGGCGGAGGTTATGCTCCTAACGGCTTCAGCGCTGGAACTGGAAGTTCGGGCGGTGGAAATGGAGACGACGATATTGCTACAAACGGCACAGTAAATACTGGCGGTGGCGGCGGAGGTTCAGCAGTAACAAATGGCAACGGAGGATCTGGCGTAGTAATTTTGCGCTATCCAGATAGTCGTACGATAACAATCGGCGCAGGATTGACAGGCACAGAAAGTGCTGCAAGCGGTGGATTTAAACGAGCGACCATTACCGCAGGCACAGGAAATGTGAGCTGGACATAATGGCACACTACGCATTCTTAGATCAAAACAATGTAGTAACTGAAGTCATTACTGGCATTGACGAAACAGAACTTATTGAAGGTTTAGATCCTGAGACTTGGTATGGAAACTTTAGAGGCCAAGTATGCAAACGAACAAGTTACAATGGTTCCATTCGTTTCAACTATGCAGGAATTGGCTACATCTATGATCCTATTGATGATGCATTTATAGCGCCAAAGCCTGAATGCGGACATGAAGAATTGTTATTTAATGAATTAAAGCGTTGGGAGTGTGCGGCTTGTGAAGCCTCGGTTAAGCAAATCAGCAATCCAACTGCGTGAGCAGATCGATGACGCATTCCCAGGTAGAGATCGAACTTCGGACGGCTGGATCGGCGATACAAGACACGCTGCGCGCAAGTCTGATCATAATCCAGATGCACAAGGATGGGTTCGTGCCATCGACATTGACCGCGACCTTGCAGGCAAAGGCAGGAAGCCCGATGTCATGCCTGACTTGGTTGATCAGATTCGACTCCTTGCAAAGTCTGGCGATAAGAGAATCAGTTACATCATCTTCGATGGCAAGATCGCCTCAGCTAAGAAGGCTTGGCGTTGGCGTCCTTATGATGGGATCAATAAGCATAATCACCATGCGCATGTCAGCTTTACTATCAAGGGCGATGAAGACTCTAGTTGGTTCAATATCCCGATGATAGGTGGTAAATAATGGAAGCAATTA